GCCTTCTTGCGCTTCGCTTCGCCCTGATCATACCAGTCGGCCTCCGCACCATTGTCGGCACGGTCGCGCCCGGCGCGGCGAAAGCTGTAGCTGTCGCCCTTGCCCCGCGTCAGTTCGATCGACGGAATTGCTTTGCCGGTGGCGGTTGTGTCGGCATCGACCGGCGCGAAGATCAGGCATTTGTCCTTCACGGTCGCCACCGCGTCATAGCGCCGCCCAAGATCGCGGACGAAGGCCATGTCGGATTTGTTCGACTGCTCGATGGCGGTGACCACCCGGTTGCGCAGGTCAGGGTGGCAACGGGCCGTCAGCTTGTTGTCGGCGGCGACCTGGTCGATGATCTGTCCGATCGTCTTGCCGTTCCAGACGCGGCTTTTGCGAGTGCGGTAGCCCTGTTGCAGGTCGGCGGAACGCGCGCGGATCGTCACCTTGTCCGGCGGGCCTTCCCAGCTAAGTTCGTCCACCACGAAGCTGCCCTTGCCAACGAGGCCCACGGCCACGCCTGTTCCGCGCTCCCATCCCAAGCCAATCGTCAGCCGCGCGCCTTCCTTGGGTAGCGCCAGCTTGCCGTCATGGTCATGCAGGACGATTTCCAGTTCATCGCTGCTCTCCCCGCGTTTTTCGGTCAGGCGCAGGCTGATGAGGCGCGGAGCCATCTTGTCCGCCAAATCCTTGCCGTCCAGCATTGCCGACCAGGCGGCGCGCGGCTGCACATAGGCCTGATCGCCAGCCCGCCCCGTCGCCATCAGTCCGCCCTCTTCAGATCGATGTTGAAGTCGATGACCCGCGCGCGTCCATTGTCGATCAGGGTGCCATGCTGTTCATCGATCGTCTCGATCGTGTAAGAGCCCATGATGTTGCCGAGGCCATCGGCCAGCGGATAGGCCTCCCCGGTGTCGGCCATCTCGACCAGCTTTTCGATCGAGGAATAGGACCCGGCAAGTTCCGGAATCAGCTTGCCCGACAGCGTCACCTGATCGTCACCCGGCCCCAGATACTGGCTTGCTGCGCGCGCCCCGAACCGTTCGGTGCGTCCGTGCCGCCATGACCTGCGCCGCGACAGTTCGTCAAAAAGCGTCGTGTCAGTGTCGAAAATGAACATGCCGAGCGCGGCGAGCATCACCCGTTCCCTTCGTCAAAAATCGTCGCTGTAGCTCGACAGGCGGGCTGTGCGCTGCTTGGCCTCCAGCAGCTGCATGACGCGGGCGGCGAGCGTGTCCGCGCTTTCGCCGGGCTGCTGGAAAATCTGGATGGTGATCGGCGCGGCGGTCGGTCCCCCCGAACCCCGCCGCGCCGAGGCTCCACGGGCCATGGTCTTGCCCGGAGCCATGATCTGGCTTGCCGATGTTGACGCTTCGCGATCGAAGCTCCCGCCGATAGCCGTCATCGATCGACCAGCGCCCGCCATTCGGCCAGCGAGGTCGTTCATTGATCGCAGAGGATGCTTTCCGCCCTGATTAACGCCGATGGCAAGCCCGCTGGTCATGTGTCCGCCCATCTCCATGAAGAGCCGGGAAGGCGACTTGATGCCGAAGAACTGCTTGAACGCTGTGATTCCGGTTCGCGCGATCGATAGCAGCCGATTTGCGAGCAGCATCGGATTGAGCGCGGCCAGCAGGCCCTGCATCATCATCGAGCCCAGCGACCGCATCCATGCCGGTGCAGCAGCCAGCAGGCCCTTCACATAGTTGAAACCCGTGGTGAATGCGCCGCTGATCTTCGCCCAGTTGGCATAGATCAGATAGGCCAGGGTGCCGACGGCCACGCCAATCGCGACGATCGCCAGCACGAGCGGGTTCGCCAGCATCATCATGCCCGCCTGCATCACGCCACGGGCAAGGAACAGGAAGGCAATGCGCGCCATGTTGAGGACGGGGAGCGCCGTCTGCACGATGCCCAGCGCGCCGCCGAAGGCGAACTGCATCGCACCAAGGCCGATGCGCCACACCGCGCCTGCTGCCGCTGCCATGACCAAATATTTGATAAGCGTCGGGTGAGCATTGGCGAAGTTCGTCAGCCATTCGGCCCCAGTGCGCAGATAGCCGGTGAATTCGACCAGATGGGGAAGCACGGTGCTGCCCAGCGTGATACCGATCGTCTGCGCGTCCCCCAGCAACGCGATAAGCCCGCTCTGCGATGTAGCCGCCTTGCGCGCGAAGTCCGCCTCCACTTCGCCGGTCTTCTTCTGGATGTCGGCCCGAAGCGCGCGATACTGATCCAGCTTAGGCATCAGCTGACGCAACGCATCCTGCGCCTGCATGTCGCCGAACAGGAGCGCCAGGTTCTCCATGTTGCCGCCGAGCGCCTTCTTGGTCAGTTCGGTGATGGCCTCGATCGGCGTCTTGCCCTGCGCATAGGCCCGCTTCATCGCAGCAGGCAGGTCGATGCCCATTTCCTTGAAATTCTTCCGGACATCCTCCGTGTTGATCTTGGCCATCAGGTTGTTGAGGTTGTTCGCGGCCGTGGACATGTCGCCGCCAACGCCCTCCGCGACGAACTGCGAAGCCGCCGACAGGTCCGCCACCGCACCGAGCCCCTTCTGGCCGAGACTGGCCGCCGTGGCCGCCAGCTGGGGGAACTGCGCCGCCATGTCCTTGATCTCGAACTTGCCCGCCTTGCCCGCCACGGCCATCAGGGCGAGGACCTTGCCAGTGTGCGCGGCATCCACGCCCAAATTCTTGATCGATGCGGAGGCGGCCCCCGCCAGGTCTTCCGGCAGGGCATTATAGGCTGTGGCCACCTTCCCGATGTCGCCGAGCATCGCCGGAATCTGCTTTGCCGTCATGCCGACCGACGCCAACGTGTCCGCCGCCGCTTGCATAGTGGTGGGCAGCTGCTGGCTGTTCTTGGCGGCGGCAAGGATGCGCTGGGCAAGCGAGGCCGTTTGCCGATCATTGATGCCGAGCTTGATGCCTATGTCCGCCATTTGGCCGTCGAAATCCACGGCTCCCTTCAGGGCAGCGCCCATCGCCAGCAGACCGGCCGCGCCGGTCGCTACATTGGATTGCCCGCTGCTGCGCATCTGCTCGCCACGCGCGCCGATCCGGGCGACCTTCCCTTGGAAGGCGAGCAGGTTCTTCTGCCGCTCCAGCTGACGATTGGCCTGCGCGACCTGCGCCTCCAGCGCGCGCTCACGATCGACCAGGTGCGTGATGTTGCCGGTGGATCGGGCCATTTGCTGCCGGACCTGCGACAATTCGCTGTCAAGGTCGCGGGCGGTGCGGCGCATCTGTCCCAGAACCTGCCCCCCTGACCGGCCCAGCCCGATGATGTTGCGCATGGAGCCCGACAGCTTGTCGAGCGCCGCGAACTGCACCACCAGGTTGAGCTTGTTGTCGGCCATTATTCCTGCCCTTGCATGCGGTTCCAGCGTTCCACGGCCATTTCACGCCAGCGGATCAGATCGGTGAGTTCCATCGCGGCCAGTTCGGACAGCGGCCATTGAAAGATGGCGGCGATGTCGGCCATCAATTCATCGACGGTGCGGCCCCGCCCATTAGCTCCTGCATCATCGCCTTCTGGAGCGGCGTCATAAAAAAACCGACGATGGTGCCCCCGATCTCGGCGATGTCCTCGGCCGACAGCATTCCGGCTTCGTGATCGGTGATAAAGGGATCGGCGATGCGCGGTACCAGCGTGATGACCGCGCCGACATCCGCGTTCATGAGGTCCTTAAGAGAGAGCCCGCGCATCTCGCCCGCGCGCGGCTTGCGCAGCGTGAGTTCCGTAACGGGGCCGCTTTCGCGCTCAATCGGTTCGAGGAGGGAGACCTTGACGGTGACGGGCGTCTTCGCCTGGGAAATGTCGGACATGCGGGTTCCTTGTAACTGAGCGGGCAGGGTAGTCCCCGCCCCGGCGTGCCCGCTTATTCACGCCGGGGCGAAGCTGGTTGAAGATGCGTCAGCCCCCGATCGCGGCGCGGATTTCGGCGTAGCGATCGACGCCATCCACGATGAAGATGCCCGCCAGCAGATCGACTTCCAGCCAGTTGCGGCCGTCGATATCGATGCGCAGATAGGAGCAGGCCATCTTGGACTTGTGTTCGGTGTCGTCGCCCGGCTTGGCCTCGCCAAAATCCAGTTCCGAATATCGGCCGCGCATGGTGAATTCTGCCGCTTTCACCGCGCCCGTGGCGTCATCCTGATAGGCGCCGGCGAAGCGGATCATGGCGGCGTCGTGGCGGGTCGCGCCGAACTGGCGCAGGGCGGCGACGATCAGGCCGCCCATGGTGAATTCAGCCTCGATCTTCTCCAGCCCCTGGTCGATCATGATGGGGCCGAGCATGCCGCCGCCGCGCCATTCCTCCATCTTGAGCGCGACCTTGGGAACGGTGAAAGCCGCGATGATGCCCAGATGGCCGACGCCATCCAGATAGGTGTTCATGTTCTTCAGCTTAGAGGGCATGCCCATGGTGAAATCTCCGGAACGTCAGGGAAGGGGTCAGGCCGCGAGCGATGCGAAGTCCGCATAGTAGCGATCGGTCAGGCGCTGATTGAGCGTCAGGCTCTCCAGCGGGGCGCAGGGCGTGAAATCATAGTCGATCGTCAGCTTGCCCCCTGCCAGATCGGTCTGGCTGTTGAGCGCCGGGTCGTACCAGGCCTTCGCGCCGATGATCCGGCCTTCCGCCGCGAGCGAGCGGAATCGCGCGTTGATCGTGTCCAGGATGTCCTTGATCAGCGTCTTCGTGAGCGGCTTGTCGATCGCCCAGCG